TAAGCGACATATTCACAGAGGACAAAAAAGAGAATAAATATTCTTCTAAAAAAACACTAGGAATTATTTCAGGTATACTTGTATGTCTTGCCTTTATCGGAGATGGCTTCCATTGGTTTACCGTAAACACAACCCTATTTAACTCAATGCTAATATTTTCAGCTACAATGTTAGGAGTATCAGCAGGAGCTTCAACAATTAAAGCATTTGCTAAAGTAGACAAAAAAAATACAAAATGAGTAAAGACGTAAAATGCCCCAATTGTGGTGCTAAATATGAGGTTACTGTTACACCAAAACCCCCAACATCAGAATCCAATTACATTTGGTTATTTGATAATGGTCATGGAGGAATAATAGATGGTGTTTACCAAACAGCAGGTAAAAGATCACCCCTATGGCCTGATGGAGAAATCTTATATGAAGGTGAATTTAATAGAGGCATTGTTAATAGATTAATGAAATTATGCACTGATGCAGGAATTGAATGTGTTAATTTAGTTGATACACAAGAAGATATGCCTTTATCAGAACGTACTGATAAAGCTAATGACATCTATCGTCAACAACAAGATAAGGATGGTAAACCATGTATTTATGTTTCTGTTCATGCTAACGGATTTAGTGATGAATCAGCAAATGGTTGGTCTGTTTATACATCAAATGGAGAAACTAAATCAGATGTTATAGCATCAATTTTACTAGATAAAGCAACTGCAGAGTTTCCAGATGAAAAAATGAGAGGAACAAAAGAATCAGATTTTTGGGTGTTGAGAAAAACAGTAATGCCTGCTATTTTAAGTGAAAACTTCTTTATGACTAACTCTGATAACTGTCACAAATATTTACTCTCAGAAGATGGTAGAGATAGAATAGCAAAAATCCATTTTGAGATGATACAAGAAGTAGAATCTAAAAAATTAGTATAAAATAAAAAAGTTATGTTAAAAAAACTAACAGAAAGAATATTCCCCTTTCTGATTGCTCTCACTGCCCTTGCAGTATCAGCATCAGCCGCTTTCTATTCAGTAAGTGGTTTAAGTAAACTATTTGCAGGTGCTCAGTGGGAAGTTATAATAATGGCGAGCTCACTTGAGGTCGCTAAATTAGTTATAGCATCTTTATTATACCAATACCGAAAAACCCTACCTACCCTTTTAAAGGGATACCTAATTACAGCATGTACTGTATTAATTTTAATTACCTCAATGGGAATCTATGGCTTTCTATCAGCTGCATATATTGAAACCTCTAATAAAGAGGGAAACACTAGTGCCAAAATAGAACTCATTGAAACCAAAAGAGATAACATAAGGGAACAACTAGAAGTTTACAATGGGGAAAAAACTTCAATTAATGAAGCTATTGCTGAGTTAAGGAAGGGTTTAGCTAATAATACCACTACATATAAAGATAGAGAAACAGGTCAAATACTTACAAGAAACTCCTCATCTAATCGTAAAGCATTAGAAAAACAGTTAGACCAATCAATGGTGAGACAAACCGAAGTTAACACAAAATTAGATGACTTAAACACTAAAATATTTGATTACGAATCAGAAATAATAGAAGCTAAAATTGGGGATGGAACAGCAGGTGAATTAGGACCATTAAAATACCTATCAGGTTTAACAGGTATTCCTATGGATAAAATCATTAATTACCTACTTTTAATAATTATTTTTGTGTTTGATCCACTTGCCATTAGTTTAGTTATAGCGGCAAATTTCGCATTTGAAAAAATTAGACCCAAAGAAATAAAATTGTATAAAAAAGAAGAAAATTGGATTGATGAAAACCAAATTGAAGAGGAAGAGGTAATTGTTGAGCCTCAACCTGTAATAAACCCTCAAATCAAAAATTTAGAAAATGAATTAGTCAAAGTCCAAAAGAGTGGGTTAATTGAAAAGCGGAGGAATGAAGGGGCAAAAAAAATCCAAACCCAAATAAATAAATTGAAAAAAGACGATAATGATAAGACAATAACTTATTAACTTTCCCGCGGAAATGCTTGGATACCGCAGGGAGAGTTCGTATATTTATGGTGTCAGGTTGCCGGAGTGGCACTATTGATAAAATTAAAAAATAAAGGTTATGAAAAAGGAATATAATACAGAGAGTTTAATAGAAGCTACAAAGGCCCTACTTACACCGGGTCCAATGACAGTAATACATTGTGGAGTGTGTAATAATGATAAAAAATTAAGCGACGACAGTGAATGTCAAGCTTGTAAATAAAAGTTATGGCATTATTTAAATTCCAAAACCTAAATAAACATGGTAGTTTAAGAACTAGAATAGTTCATAGCCCCACCTCACAATTTTCATATAAATGTGAGGGATTGGGGAATATTGTTAATGTTCAAAAATTCAAGTATGAACACCACCATTATATTGCTCCTGTAATGCAAGTTAGGAATGGAGAAAGATTTATAATGCCGGGAAATCAAAAAGTTCACATTGAGACTACATTTGATGATATTATTTGGGTTCAACCAAAACCTAAAGAAAGAACAGAACCAATAGTAAAAGTTAATGTTAGTAGTTCTAATGGATCTAAATATCAAACAAAATACTTCCCAGATTCAGGAAATTACCAGTGTAATTGTATGGGATATTTTAGAGCAAAAGATAGGAAAAAAGGTTGTAAACACATCCAACAATTAAGAAAAGAAATTGAAAATAAATAAAAGTTATGTCAGAAGAAAGAAGAGGCCGCCCAAGTGAAAAACCCTCACCTATTAAAGAAAAATGGGAAATGGTTGTTAGTGAATACCCAAGTAAACCCGAATTAGGTCATATAACTACTTGTTATTTTGATCAAAAGAAAAACAATGGGGCATCTCCATATGCAATGAAAACTACATATCCTAAAGGATATAAGCAAAACAAATTCAAACCTGAAAAGGGTAAATCATATGGCAAATTACCCGTAGTTCTAGTATTTAAATCATCAAATCGTTCAAATGCAAAAACTAAAATGAAGGTATTCAATAATGAAAACATTGATTACATTTTATCTGCTCCTAAACTAGTAGGAGTTCCATCAAATGCTATTATATTAGAATGTGGTGTGGGTAGGAGTTTTGTTGAAAAATGGAAAGATAAATATAATTTATAATATTTATAACAAATCAATTCATGGCTACTTACACATCAGATCAACTAAAGGGTACAGGTTCATTAACTGAAATACTATCAGGGACCAAAACATTTACATTTACCAACCCATCAGGGTCATCATATTTTGTATTACAAACAATTCCTACTTCAACAGGAGTTTATGATAATACCTCCCCTAAAAATGCAGTTGGAACTTATGTTGATGCTGAGTTATATGGTTTAGTAACATCTTCATTTGTATTTGGAACTGTGGTTCATGAAGGAATTACCTCATTCACATTTGCTCCAACAACAACAGTAGCAGCTTCCTCAGCTTATCTTAAAGGAACAGGTGAATTTTCTCTAACTATTTCGTAAAAATCATTTGGCTTCCTGACTTAAAGTCATTATATTTACCCATAATGCAAATTAAAGTTATATGAAAGTATCACATGAAGTACCAATTCCGTATTTAAATAAAAGCAGATCTTTTAATGATTACTGCTACATTTTACCTCATCTTCTAGATGAAAGCGAAGAATATAAAGATTATTTCCAAAAATCCAAGGAAATGGGTCGTTATATCATTATGGACAATTCCTTACATGAATTAGGTAAACCATATGATTCTAAAAGATTATGGTATTGGATGAATTATTTCAAACCTGATGAATTTATAGTTCCAGATTATTGGCAAGATAAAACTAAAACACTAGTTACAGCTAAAGAATGGGTAAACAAAAAATATCCTGAAGAAACAACACCGGTAGCAGTAGTTCAAGCTGATTGTAAGAGTGATGCTTTTGAATGTTATCAAATTCTAAAGATGCAAGGTTATCAAAAAATCGCTTTTAGTTATGGAGCAGATTGGTATTATAAGGAAGGACTAAAATCAACACCCGACTCAAATAACAAGTTTGTAACTAAAGCTCATGGAAGATATAATACCATAAAAGAATTTTACCAAAGCAAATTAATAAACTCAAAAGATAGAGTTCATTTACTAGGATGTAATATACCACAAGAATTCAGTTGGTATAAAGACATGCCCTTTATTGAATCAATAGACACTTCAAATCCAGTAATTCATGGTTTAGCAGGAGTTAAATATGAAGATTATGGATTAGAAGATAAATTACCCCATAAAGTAGATAAATTTGAAGGTAATAGTGAAAATTGGGATTTAGTATTATATAACGTAAAGAAATTTAAAGAATTTATACCACAAAAAAATAAAGAATATGCAAATTAGAAACAAAGTAGAGTATTACTCATTGTATGAGTATTTAGGTAAAGCTGCAGGACCAGTATTAGGAGATGAAGTAAATAAAGCAGCAATGAAACATAAACAACAACACGTAACACAGGAGGTTTCAAACCCTGTTTATAAAGGAGAAGTATTTTGTTATACAAAGAAATTTTTAGATGATTATTTTTATGCTAAAGAAAATAATGAAGAATTTGTTCTCCCACAAGACACATATGACGGAGATTTACCATTTTAAAAATAAATAAATTAAAATATAAAAAAATTATGAAAAAACATTGTACAATTAGCCTATCAGGAGGGATGGACAGTAGCACTTTACTACTTAGATGCTTGAAAGAGTATGATACTGTAACAGCTATTTCCTTTGATTATGGTCAAAAACACAAAGTTGAACTAGAAAGAGCACAAGAATTAGTAGATTACTTAAATAGTAATTCTGAAACACATGATGGGGTATCTGGTAATAAACATAATTTTGAACCTATTACTTATCAAACAATTAAATTAGATGGTTTATCTCAATTACTAAATTCATCCTTAGTAGAAGGTGGAGAAGAAGTACCTGAAGGACATTATGAAGAAGATAATCAACGTCAAACCGTAGTACCTAACAGAAATAAAATATTTTCATCAATTATCCAGGCAATAGCATTATCTATTGTAGGTAGAACAGGAGAAAATACAGATATCGCTTTAGGAATCCACGCTGGAGATTTCGGTGTTTATCCTGACTGCAGGCAAGAATGGAGAGATGCTGATGATCATACTTTTAGAATTGGGAATTGGGATAGTGAAAGTGTTAGTTCTTTCACTCCATATCTTCATGGGGATAAGTTTGACATTCTAAAGGATGGCGAGGTACTATGTACAGAATTAGGGTTAGATTTTGATGAAGTCTACAAACGAACTAATACTTCATATAAACCCTACCCTAGTGGAAATAGTGACTATAAATCAGCATCTAGTGTAGAACGAGTTGAAGCATTTATTAAATTAGGTCGTCCTGACCCTGTAATTTATGAAGATGAAGAGGGTACAGCTTCTTGGGGTAAAGTAGTTAACCATGTTCAAAAAGTCTTAACAGAACATAGTTAAAAAACTGATATTCATGATATTTATAGTGGCACCACATAAATTATTATAAATATGAAAGTAAGCATTTACTGCATTGTTGATAAACATGGGATTCCTTTATATATAGGGAAAACTAAAAATTCACTATCTATGAGGGAATCCCAAACTCAAAGAAGGTTAAAAGAAGAAGTTTTTATATTCGAGTTAGATTCGGTAGAGAATGAAGAATGGAAGTTTTGGGAATGTTATTGGATTGAACAGTTTATTAGTTGGGGGTTTAAGCTAAAGAATAAAAATAAAGGTGGGGGAGGTCCTGAATATCATCCTAAAGAAGTAAGGGGAAAAATGAGTAATACCCCGCGTCCCACAACTTCTAAAAAACTTAAGGGGAAAAAACGCCCCGATGTTAGTAAAAGAATGAAAAATTCAATATTAAGTCCGGAAACAATTAAAAAAATTTCAGAAGCTAAAAAGGGACATGAATGTTATAATAATGAAAGAACAGAAAAAATAAAAGAATCAAACAAAAAACATTATAAGTCTGGTTCTGAAAGAAATAAAAAGATTTCCAAATCCAATGTAGGGAGAAAAAACCCCCATATTACTCTTCTCCGATCTATACCCGTGGTTCAATTAGATAAACAATTCAATTATATACAATACTTTAAAAGTGGGGTTAAAGCAGGAGAATCATTAAATAAACCATCCTCTGCTATATCTGAATGTTGTAATGGAAAAAGAAAAAGTGCTTATGGTTACATTTGGATGTATAAAGAAGAATACGTACATTAATGTTAAATTAAATATAGATTAATATGAGCGATAGAGAAATAATGAATTCTAAATTTAGAAGAATAGAGGCAAATGGAATTATAAAACAAAACCAAGAACATATGCCCAACCAAAAATGGCATAGAATTTTTAGTTTTATTAAATCAGGGGTTAGAATAGCAGGTTATTGTTTTATTCCCTTTAGTTTGGGAATAGCAACTTCCCTTCTTATATTTAGTGAAATAATAGGAATCTTAGAAGAATTAGTATAATGGGAAAATTTCAATCAACAAAAATATTTGACAACTATTCAGTTGCCTTAAGACAATGGAAAGCATCACACTCACACTGTGAATTATTACATGGATATGCTTTAAAATTTAAAGTATGGTTTGAATCTAACACACCAGATGATGAAAATGATGGTTTAGACGATATGAATTGGATTGTAGACTATGGTGGATTTAAAGATAAACCAATTGGTAATGGCTTAAAAGCGTGGATGAATGATAAATTTGACCATACTTTGCTAATTGAGAAAGATGACCCTTATTTAGACTTCTTCCAATCAGCAGCGATGGAAGGTATTTGTAAGTTAGTAGTAATGGATAAAATGGGAGCAGAATCATGTGCTAAAATGGTTTACGAACATTTTAATGAAGTTCTATCAAAAACAGATGCGGGAAGGTGTAAAGTAGTAAAGGTGGAGTGCTTTGAAAATGATAAAAATTCAAGTATTTATTGCGAATGAAAATAATATCAAAGGTTATGTTACCAATTAAAAGACTCTTTTCCAATAAACCCAAAATAAATAAAACCACAGATTATAGTGCTTTAAGAAAAAGATATTTATCCCTTGAGAAAGGTAAGATAGATAAAGAAATTGATACGGCTCTAAATTTAGGGGATTATATTTCTGCCCTTTCCTTAATTGAAAAAATGGATAAAGTTGATAAAAAAATAACTAAAGTTGTTAAAAAAGAAAAAAAATTAAATGAAAAGAATTGAAGATTATAATAAAGTCCTTCCTGTACTAGAACTATACCGATGTGTTCAAAGTGAAGGAAGTAGATTTGGTAGACCAACAATTGCAGTAAGAACCACTGGGTGTACACATAGATGCTACTTTGGAGAAGGTGGTTGGTGTGATTCCTTTTATACTTCAATACACCCAGAGAAAGGAACATTTACATTTAATGACATTGTAAAAATATATGACGACAATCCTCACGTAAAAGAAATGATGTTAACTGGAGGATCACCAACTATGCATCCAGCACTAGTAAACGAATTAACACACTTTGCAAATGAAAGGAATATCCTTATTACTATCGAAACTGAAGGAAGTCATTTTTTGGACACCGATTATCCTATTGGGCTTATTTCTCTTAGTCCGAAATTTAGTAATTCTGTACCCATACTTGGTGCTGTTACGCCTAAAGGAAAAGTGGCAGACGAAAGAATGATTAAGCAACATAATAAGTTTAGACTTAATTATGAAAAAATAAAACAAACACTTGATTACCATAAAGACTACCACTATAAACCTGTGTGGGATGGTACTGATGAAAACCTAAAGGAAATAGAGGACTTTAGAGTTAAAATGGAAATCCCAAAAGACAAAACATATATAATGCCTGCGGGAGATACTAGAGAAACATTAATAAAAATGTATCCATTGGTATTTGAAATGTGTGCTGAGAAAGGATATAACATGACCGGGCGAGATCACATAATTGCTTTCGATACAGAAAGGGGTGTGTGATGGAAGAGGCTTTAGAGTTGCTAGAAGAGATATCAGAACACGTTGGCACATGCTGTGCTATTACAATGAAACCTGATGAAATTCAAGCGATGATTGATAAACTTAAAGAAAAAATAATACAAATATCAAAACAATAAAAGTTTAATATTAAAAGAGAAGTATGACAGAAACAGCAAAGCAAATAGTAGAAATAGTAAATCAAACATCTAATGATTATGATGCGATTGAAGAAATTACTAAATTTTTAAAGGATAATTTTGAAAATAAAAAATAAATTACAATCATATTTCTTTTTGGTATTTATAATATATAATACGTGAATGGC